TTGTGATGAAGAAACTTTAACCGAAGAAGAACACGAAATTATTTATTTTAATTAAAACTATCCCCTAAACATATAGATTAGGTTTTTCATAACTGTATCCTAATCTTACCCTGTCGTTTCTACGATGGGGTTTTTTGTGCGCTGCAGCGAATGTTGTGTGGCAAATGTGCTATCTACAATGTTGTCTGGCATTGCCAAACAATATCTGACTGGTCTAAAAATCTTGCCAAACAATATTGATTTAAGATTATTTATCCTTAATTGGGACACAATTTGGAACCATACGACCATCCTTTTCTTTCAATCCGATTGGTTCATATCCTTCCCAACAAGCACCTTCCAAATCTTCACCTTCAGCAAATGATTTTTTCATTGCAGCTTTAATTGCTCCACATACTTTTTTTGCTACTTCCTCATCACCATATCTTTCCATTTGGTCTGTCATACATTCATCCCAAGGATAAGCTCCCATTTCAGTTGGTTCAGATTTTTTAATCTCACCAAATTTCAATTTAATAATTTGTTCTAATTTCATTATATACTATTTTTGTTTTTGAGTTGTTTATTCTCTTGTTTCAAACTATCTATTGTTTGTTCTAATCGTACAATATGTGTAGTTAAATCTTCAACCTTTCTTGATAGGTCATCAATAATTATTTGATATACCTTTAAGGATTTTTCCATATTTTCAAGTCGTCCACCCTCAATTTCATTTTTGGATTTACGGAAACCAGCAACATAACCAATGATGGTTGTTGCAATTGCCCCAATAATTTGATATATATATTCGTTCATCTTCTATTGTTCGCTTGTTCTTTTGGTGTTGACCATTTACAGTTAGTTGGACCGTAATTTCCGTCAACGTTTATTCTATCTATACTGTAAAATTTATCTGGTTTTAATCCCATATCTTTTACAAAATTATTAAACCCTTCTTCACCTAACCAAACATCTTCAACCTTTATTCCACGACCACCATATAATCTATAATCTTCACGTTTTTCATTATAACATCTACGTTTCATATCACTATAAGTTGACCATAATGGATGATAATAATTACCATGTTTGGTAAATCTTTTTACTCCACGTTCTGTTGCAACCTCAATGTTATAACAACCACAAGATTTTATTCTACCACTTTTTATATGTTGTAATAAAACCTCTTTTTCTTTACCACATTCACACTCACATAAAAATCTTCTTATAGATTTACCTGATGGTTGTAAATGTTTTTCTAATTCATATTTAATAGTTAATCTACTAAATTTTGTTCCTGTTTCAATTTTTTCATTTCTAATTCTCATATGTCTTTTTTATAAAGATACGAAAATTATTTCATATTATCCACACTCTTAATACCCACAATCGGTACAAGGCGGATCGTAATGTGCTCTATCACTATACACATCCAAATTTCTCATTGATTGAGCCAATGAATATCCATAACGAGATGTATGATTTAAAAATATTGGTGAGTTGTATTTATCCGATTTATCAGGCAACATTCCATCTCTTGTATTTTGTGATAAGTACGCAGGAAATATTCCTTGACCATATCCAATAATTAGATAATCTTGTAACCTCATCATGTAAAAGTCAGAACGTTGTTTTTGTATTGTACGAAGATATTTCATTGTTTCAATATCAACACCATCTCTACCACCATCAACAGCACCAGCTTTAACAAGACCAACATTCATTGTTCTATAATGTAGGTGTGGAATCATTTCGTAATAACTTACTTGTATAAGGTATGGACTGATATAATCATTCACCAATGTTAATTCATCAGATGTAAAAGTATTACCTGTTGCACTTACTTTAGATAATAGTTGGTTATAAAATAAAGTTCCTAATAATGGTTGTAATTGAATATCTTGACTAATACCAATTTCAGCACGGATTGTGTCCATGTCCACATTCTTATTTACGTTGGTGAACGCCTTTAATTTATTTTCACTTACGAGTAAAACGTTTGCCATATTATATTTGTGTTGGGGTTTCTGGTTTATCTACAACTAAAGGTGCTTCATTTATATCACCTGTTTCATATATAGACATTGGTTTAATTTCAAAAGTTGTTGGTGTTCCAAATTTCATTGTAACCAATTTATCAAATACACCTAATAATTGTTTTTGATATGGTTGTATAACTGATTTACGGATGAAAGTAATATGTGTATCAATCTCATCTTTTGATCCTAATTTGTTTGCTGTACTAATACCAAATAATTCTCCACTTGATATACGGTGACCTGATAAGATTGTTCTTATAATATCATCATAAATTTGTGAATAGTATTGGTCATTACCTGATGTTGCAATTTGTGTAATTTCAGGACTTAACTCCTTACTTTCATTGAATGATATAATTGGTCTACCAGCGTTATTAACACTTGTAAATTGACTCTCTAACGCTCTTGTTACTAAACGTTGTTCTTCAGGACCTGGTAGTCCGTTATTCATATTAATCCATAATGAAGGCATCATACCATTCATTAAATTATTTGAGTGAAACTCTTTAATCTGTACATCAATATTAATTGCTGCCAACGCTCCACTATAATCAGGATGTGGGTAATATGATTGTGATGGACTATATTGTTTGTAATAATAGATTTGAGATGGTCTTCCATCTTCTTGACTAAACGCATCATATTCTGTAACAGGGAACTTTTTAATATTAGTCCAATCAGCAGAATAATAATATCTTTCAATCTTATCCGTTTCAGGATTAATCTTACCACTTCTTAATCTACTAAAATCAATGTGGTATATTTCAGCAATACTCTTTCTATCTCTACTCCAAATAACATTTAAAGCAAACCCACCAAATAGAACCAAATCTAACGCACATTTCTCAAACACTTCATCCATTCTTTCCTTATCGTTAATAAGATAAATTGTGGCCATTGGATTGTTTAATGAAACAATACCATCACCCATTATCTGTTCTTTTTTTGATGTTACAATTGCTTTATGAATTGCACAGTTATTATATCTACTGATTAGGTATTGAGGCATGATATTACCTTCACCATATAATACATAATCTAATCTGTTTAAAACTTCAGAAAAGATTGGTAGTAATGGTTCTTGTGTAAATTGTGCTCTACTTAATTGGTATTTTTGTTTTTCTTCACTCATAATTAATCTTGTATGTAAATGTAATTGGAATTATCCTCGTCAGGTGAAATGTATTGTGTAAATGTATTTCCTTGTTCTGTTGTACCTAATAAACGAACCATACCCGTATAAACTAATTGTGTACCATTACCAAAAATTTCTAATTGATATTGTCCCTCGTAGTTTAAATCATTAACAGATAAATCCAATACAATTTCACAATACCTAATATTTTCAGCAAACTGTAATGGATTTGATGTGCTTATGGTATAAGATTTAACCTCTTGTGATAAGATGTTTAAAAAAGTAAGTGTATATCCCGAAAAGTCGGTTCTTGAGTTATTATTGATGTTTAACACCAATTCATTAACTTGACCCTTATTCATTATTATCATATAACTAAATATAAAAAAAATCCAATTGGAAAGGTATATTTAAAAAAAAAGAGGCATAAAGCCTCTCTTTTCATTGGAAGATATAGAAATTGTCCTAAAAGGACTAACATTTCAATTAACCTACAAGTGGTGCTCCTGTAAATACAGCAGCAATTAAGGCTTCAGGAGTTGTTCCTGTGTACCCTGCTGGTGCTTCTAACACTCTACTTGGTTCATTTTCTTGTGCAGTAAAGATTAAGTTAAATCCGTTTCTATCACCTAACGCTAAACCTGTGTTTGCGTCACCACCTGATAAATAAGAATAATTAACTTGACCCATTACGTACACCGTATCGTTTTGGTCAATAACTAAAATTTGTAAATTATCGTTTTGACTTAAAACTTTTAATTGGTTTCTTTTTTCTTGGTCGTATTTGAATAGAACAGCTGTTAAAACTTGTTCAAAATACACCGTACCATTTTCGTATGACTTGGTTGTAGTCTGTACGTATGAACTTGTATTTCTTTTCAATTCAAAACCATATAAAGTAACATCACCAGAATCTGTAGCACCTGTTACAGCACCATCAGCGTTGTATGTATAACCAGATGTGAAACCTGAATTACCTGCAACATATATTTTTTTCACGCCACCGATTGAATCTGAACAACCCAACGCGGCTCCTGAACTAATAAAACATGACATATTGTATATATTTAATTTTTTTTTATTTTTATAAAGGGGACTTTCACCCCTTTAGTTTTTTTAATCTATTTTAAAACTACGCTACGTTATTTGTTGCGAAGTAGTTAATTCCTGCGAAAGAAGCAATTGCTGCTGAATAAGAGTAATTAGCTCTAATCTTCATAACATCAAAATCTCTTGACCAAAACGCGTCCATCTTCTCATGGTCAGACATTAAGTCAAATCCACAGAACATATATTGTGCTGGTCCAATTACAACTTTACCGCTACCTGCAAGACCTAATGTAGGTAATACTTTCACGTTAGTTGATGGGTGGATTGCACTCATGTTACTTGTTACGTTAGTTGTACCAATGTAGTTTTGGAAGAAGTTCGCTTTAACCAACGCTTGGTTGTAAAGACGGAAGTTAGAGTAAGACATAAACACTACTAAATCATCAAACACTAAAGCGTCATCAGATAAAGCAGAAATTAATTTATCTACTTCTGTGATTGGGTTACCATTACTACCGTACGCTGCAGTTGAACTGAAAGTTGTACCTGAAGCAGAAGCGGTTACTGAAGTTTGACCAGTAGAGATTAAGTAGTTAAAACCGTTGAAAGTGTCACCACTTGCAGTTTGTGCTAACCATAATTTTTGTTCAATACGTTGTTGAATTTGCTTAACTTTTAAAGCGATAATACCATCAAGGAATGGTACAGTTTCAGGGTCTTGACCTGGAGGTAATAACAATGATTGATATGTATCCCATAATTGTTGGAAACATAATTCTTCATTTACTTTCTCATGTTGAGAAGCTAAACTTACTTGAGTGAAAGTTGTTGTACCACTTGCATCCCATCCACAAGCTCCTGTTTGGAAACTTGGTGATGAATTTAACAACTGAATCTGTTGGGTTCCGCGAACGCCTAATTTAATAGTTGTGTTTGCAGGAGTTGTTGCTCCGATAAGAGCTTTAGCTATAATTTCAGTAGAAGACTGGTCAGTAAAACCAGTGATTGAACTTACTACATAACTAAATTCGTCTTTTGAATAAATTTTCATTTTTAATTCGTTTTTGTTTTTTAATTATTTTTTATTAATTTGTCTGAAAGCCATAAGTGAGTTGAATTTATCATCAGCACTTTCTCCAGATATTTTATTAAATTCCGTTTTACCATCAGATATTTTCTTACCTGCTGGTTCTGATTTGAAAGCACTAAACTCATTGTTCATAGCTTCCATTTTAGTTTCCATTTGAGACATTTTTTCACCACATTGGTAGATAAAATCTCTTAACATCTTCATCAATTCTACTTGAATTGGGTCACCTGCATCAACACTATCTTCAGGCATTGGGTCTGATTCACCATCCATCATACCTTCAGGTGATTTTACAGAAACAATAATACCATCTTTAGTTTCAACTTCAGAACCGTCTTCTAACATATGTACCCCATCAGGTGCAGCAATACCGTCTGGCATTTCTTCAGTTACTACTTTAACAGCAGCACCTTCAACCAAACTATCACCCTCAACCTTAACAACAGTACCATCTTTCAATTTTGCTTCTACGAATATTTCTTTAACTGCAGTAATTTCACCGTTAGAAACTTCAATCTCAAAATTCTCTTTTAATTTATATGAACCATCTTCTAAAGCTACCGCTTCAAACGCTTCATTGATTTTACTAACTGATTTACCAACTACCAATTTCTCGGTGTTGATAATAGTATCATCTTCTAATTTAAAAGACAATGGAGTTGCTTCTTCCGTCATGAAACCGAACTGTACCATTAATTTCTTAATTTCGTTGATAGCGGTTTTTGGATTAGACATAATCTATTTGTTTTTTTGTTTATTTATTAATTCTATTACTAAATATATAATTCCATATATATTCCCAAATTATTTTAATATTTCTTCAATATCTCTACTACTTTCTGTAAAAACATTTCCTCTCTACAGAACGCAGCAATTTCTTCAAACCATCCACTTACAGAATAACCAGCAAGTTCACCTGACTTAACCATCTCCCAAACCTTATCACCTTCAGGAGTTTTAGCACATTTCATTGCAACAAACCAAGTTCCTATTGGTAAATCACCATAACCATACTTATTTGACTTATCATTCTCATCTTCCTTAATCCAACTCTCAACAACATATACATCTTTTACAGCTGTACCATCGTGCATCAAATCGTTATTACGTGTATATTGATTCTTCATATACTTTTCCGCAATCATTTTAATCGTTTCTGAACTAAAATAAACTGAATAAAAATTTCCATCATTATCTTTTCTTGGGATACGTAAATCAGGCACCATTGCTGGTCCTACTATTGTACGTTTTTCTTCACTATCTATTGCAAACTTTTGGTCTTTCTTCTTTTTCTTTTTGATATTAGGGTCTTCATATCCACCTATCGTTCCAACATCATAACCAAAATCTTTTAACTTACTTTCAGCCCAACTTAAAGCGGATAAACCTCCCCAACTATCGTACATTAATTTACCACATCCATCATCATAACTTTTACTTGATTCTAAATCTACTTTATGACGTGATAAATAACTATACATTCTTTTAACTGTGTCTTCACTAATAGGTTCACCATTAGCGAGCTGTGAGGCTCTAATTTTTCCAACGCTCGTTCCACAAGAACCCCATCCATTTTCATCTACATATTTTAATACCGCTTTTGCGTTATTCTTAACACTATCAGGATAATCACTTACACTTTCCATATTGACCTTACTAAATGAAGGCCACGCAGGAACTACTGTTGATGGTTGTTCCAATCCTAATACCCTTGTGTCCAATGGTGCTTGTGGGTCAATCTTACCCGTATTTACGGACGCCTTATTTCTGATGGTACTATCTAATGTATATTCAATTCTAGCCCATAAATGACGACAATTATACCCTCCACGCCATACTAAAGCACTATCACCCTCATCGTTGGTTAGAGCATCCATGTCTTCCAATCTCCATACATAATTCTTTTGAATTAATTCTCTACAAAAATCTCTTGTTGTAGGTATAATAGGTTCGTTCCCCGCTTTAGGATTTAATACATACTTATATCTAACTCTATATTCCTTTTCATTTTCTTCTGATGGACCGTTTGGGTCTGGTGCAGTGATAAAATCTTCTTTACCAAATGGTGTTATTTTAGAAACAACCCATCCTTCATCAAAAAGATCTTGTTCGTTTTGAGCAATTGAAACCAATTTCTCTAAATACTTATTGTCTTCACCATCAGGGATATGAAATTCATGAGGTTTTTCCTTACTGAAATACATCCAATTAATCTCAATTGCTGGTTCGTCAACAAGGGATATACTATCAATACCTGATATATCATCATCTTCTTCTATTTTTAGTTCATAAACTTTATCTTTTTTTATCATAATATTAAATATAAATTTTTGTTAGTTGGAATTAAATGGTTGATAGATTTTTCAATCTTGCTTGTTTATGTGCTTCAGTTGTTAATTCCTGTGACACAACATAAGTTTTTACAATTAATGGTGCTTGGTCTTGTGCTGGATTTGATAATATTGGATTATCCTGTCTTGTGGTCATTAAGTTTGAATTGAATGATGTTCCACCACCCGCTTGGTTCATTAATGATAATAATGGAGCGAATTGCGTAACCGCGCCTCTAGTCATAATTGCTTCACCCTGTTCCGCTTCAATCATTGTTCCACCTTGAGCATGTCTTTTACCACCTATCAATCCACCATCAGCGTAGTTTTTACCGTAATTAGTTTTTGATGATGAACCTCCTGATGTTTCTGATGCACTTAACTCAAGTGATGATTGGTATTGTGTCTTTTTAATTGCTGCTACTTGTTTATAACCAAACACTAAAGCGGCAGCTGCTGCTATTGGTGCTAATACAGGTCCTACAATAGGTATTGCAATAAGAGATGAGAACGCACCTACTGCTGATTGTAATGTAGCAATAATTGCTTGAGCAATTTGTATTTTCTTATTTTCCTCAAACGCCTTTCTCTTTATATCATCTTCTTCCTGTGCAAATTTCTTTTTATTTTCTATTAATTTCTTTTCAAGTTGTTCTTGATTGGTAATTGTTTTTTTATCAAGTTCATTTTGTTTGATATACCTTTTAGTTGCTTCTTCAAGTGCAACTTGTTGTTCTATTTGAGCTACTTTTCCAATGTCTTGAGCAATGGTTTGAGCTACACCTAATGTGGCTTGTGCTGCTTGTAATATAGATTGTAATTCTTGTTGAGTAATATCTTTAGCCGCTTTTAGATATTTCTTTCTAATTTCCTCTTTTGCATCAGCAATTTGTTGTTCTGTAAGAACTTCTTTTATTGCTCTATCCGCTAAATCAGCAAGTTCTTTCTTTTCAGCAACTTTAAGTATTGCACGTTGATTATCATAAAATTGTTTTGTTCCTTCAATTAAAGCATCACCTCTAATCTGTAAGAACTTTAACTCATCGTCTAATCTCTTTAAATTTTTATCCCTTTTATCTTGAGCATCATCATCGTCTAACTTTTGAATAGCCTGATTTTTAGCTTTCTCTAATAGTAATAATATTCTAATCTTTTCCTCTAATGATTGTTTTTGAAAGTTTGTGTCCTTTTGTAGTGCCGCAACATCATCTGCATATTTACGTTCTAATGTTGCTTTATTTCTTCCTATCTCACTTTCATCAGCAGCGTTCATTATCTCAAATACCTTATCATTATATTCTTTTATCTTCTTTTGATCCTCGTCAAATGTCTTACTATCTTCCTCCTGTCTTTTTTTATTTAATTCAATTACCTTTACACCATATTTTACCCTGATTTGTTCAAGTAATTGTGCTCTTAAAAATTCTTTATCTGTTGATAATTTAAGGTTTTTTATCTCTCTTTCCTCATTTTCCTTATCTATCTTTAATTGTGCATCCTGTTTCTTCCTTTCCTCATTTAATATATTTACACTATTTTCCTGTTGTAGTTTTAATAATAAAGCTCTTGCTTTAGCTTCATCAGATATTTGTTCATCTAATAATTTCTTTTGTTCATCTAATAATTTCTTTTTATCTGCAACAATTTGGTCTCCTGATTTTTTTAATTCTTCCCTTCTTTTATTAGATAATCTTAATTCTTCATCTAAACCAAGTTGTTGATTATCAATTATTTGTTTTATAATAAGTTTATTATTTTCTAATAATCTATCATTTATATCTTTATTTAACTTGGCAGACTGTTCATTTGTTAAATCTTTTCTAGCTCTTAATTCATCTTGTTCCTTAAACAATAACTTATCTTGTTCCCTTAATGCTTGTAATTTATCTTTACCCGCTTGAATTGCTATTTTAGCAATTTGTTCTTCTGATTCACCAACAATTTTTGCACGAGTTTGTAGTGCTTTAGTATTAGCATCAATCGCTTCAATATCCGCATTTAATGCTTCTTTTTCTCTTTTTAAAGCTTCAGTGAACGCATCCGTTGCTGATGTATTTTCTTTAGTTTCTCTTGTATAATTAAATAAAAGAGGCATCAATTGATAAAATCCTGCAACAATTGCTCCTATTACAGCGATAAAGGCTAACCAAATACCACCTGTGAATATTGCTTGTAATGCTGTTAATGCACCTGAAAATAAACCTGTTGCTACAGCTGCTTCCGTTTCTGCAACTGCTAATGCTTCTGTTGTTAAAATTTGTGTTTTTGATACAGCAACATTTTTAATTTGATTTGCTGTTAATAATTCTATTGCACCATTTTCTGCTGTATATGACACAACAACATCAGTTATTACACCATTTACATTTTTTAAAATATCAACTTGTGCATTGAAATTTTTACCTAAATTAGCTACAGCTTTATTTGCAAGTTCAACAGCATTAGTCATTTCTACAACATTAAACTTATTTGCCGCTATAGCAGCAGCACTTGCTGCTGCAGCTCCGCCTGCCGCACCTAATCCTGCACCTGTTCCTGTACCCGCTGCCGTTCCTGCTGCACTTCCAGCAGTTTGACTTGCAGCACTACTTGCAGCACTTCCTGCAACTTTAGCTGCATCACCAATACCTAAAAACCCACTAATAATATCTTTTAAATCATTAACTGTCTCCCCTAATTGGAACCTCAAATCCTTTAAACTAAAAGATGAAAATGTTTTTAATAATTCAATAGCACCATTTAATTTACTTGCAAACTCACCGACAGGACCAGGTAATAACTGTAATGAAGTTAATAAGTCACCTGATTTTGCTTTAGTTCTTGCTAAACCATCTTGTATATCACCTAATTTTGTAGATAATAACGCAAATTCTGCAGTACCTTCTTTAGTCCTTTTAAGTTCACGAGTAACTAATTTAAACTGTTCTTGTAGGTTTTTTGACTTATCAATAATAACATCCAATGGTTTCCCATCAATATCGTATTGAATTTTAAGTCCCCTACCTAAATCTTTAAGTTGACCTAATTTCTGTACCGCTTTATCTAATTGGTCGGTCTTTACTTCCGCTTCTATTATGAGTTTTTTAGTTGCCATATTCTTCTAATAGTTCTTTTTTTGTTTCTTTAAAACAATTTTTTAATATATTTTTATCACCTTTCAAGTAATTGATTGATGAAAAATCTATACCAATATAATTTATTTCGTCTCTTTTCTTAATCATTTCACCATAACTAAATAATGAATCGTTAATTTCTGTTTCTACTCCATTTATTACTACTATCATATATCTATATTTTTTACTAAACCGTTATTGAAAGTGTCTGACATATAGGGTAAATTGACTTTAATCCTATCATTCTTATCTCAAAATAGTATGTCCCTGATGAGAAGGATGTTAAACCCATCATGGATGGGGTTACGGTGACCGTGTTTGACCCCGAATAGGTTGATGACCCTGTTGTACCACTTGTTATAATATCCACACATCTCCAAGGTTTATAATAGGTTTGACCAGCAGCCAACATATGGACTGATAATAGATGTATATTACCTGATGCCGATATAAATGGTTGAGCATTATTTTTAGCCCAAGTCCAATCATGAGTAAAAGTCATTCCTGTTGAAGATATTGATGTACCAGTAAAATTACTTACGGTTCCACTTACACTATTATCGTTTATGTCTTGTACAATCTCAACGTCATATTCCGCCAATGTGTTGTTTGGAAATACGAAATTGCTACTTGTTATTTGTCCTACATATTTTCTACCCATATTATTAAATATAAATTATTGTTTATTGTGTTTTGAAATTATAGACTAATGTTCCATTTAGTTGATAGATAATTCCAAACTTGTGTCTTTTCACCAGCTGTTAATACTCTATTATAGATAATAACCTCACAATAATATGTATTTACAGGTGTAGTATCACCTGCTCCTGTTGGAGAACCGAACATACCTAAATTATGGAATTGTCTTGCTGTTCTACTTTGTGTATCATTTCTTATTCCTGTTCCTGTCTGTGTACTTCCTCTATATATTGTGGCCGTTGCATTATTATTTTCTCTTGTTAAAATAACATTTGCCGATGCAGTTGTATTATAATATAAATATACACCTGAATTAAAATCATAACTAATAATATTAGTATTTGTTACTCCTGTATTTAAATTATAAATTACTCCTCTATCACTAGCACCATCAAATCTTGATAATATATAACCTGCTGTTGATATTGTACCTCTATTTAATACAACAAATGTTGTACCATTAGGATAATCAAAAAAATCTGCTTTTGGTCCAAGTACAATTGCATTATTATCTGCTGTGTTCCAATTTGTTGCTTGATATGTGGTTGGTCTTGTTACAACCTTTGCTGCGGTTCTACCTGTATTAGATAAAGACGTAACTAATTCATAATAATTATTTGAACTATTAACTCTATTTAAAGTATGAGATGTTGAATTATTAACTTTTGAATAAACATTAATTATACTACTACCACTTGTTGTATAGAAATAAGGGTCACTAAAATCCGTCCAAAATGTTAAATTACTTATATTATTTGGATCAAATGCTCCAACACTCGGTGTTGGAGTTGGTGTAACACTTGTTTGTGTAGGTGTAGGTGTGATAGTTGGAGTAACAGTATTAGTTGGTGTTGGTGTTGGTGTAACAGATGTTGGAGTAGGTGTTAGTGTATTTGTTGGAGTTTGAGTTGGTGTTCTTGTTGGTGTATTTGTTGGAGTTGGTGTTGGTGTTGGTGTTGGTACAAAAGTATATAATGAACTATTTGAATTAAAATTATTTAAAATTGTTTCACTAGTTAAAACACGATTTGATATTTCCATCCACCCAACTTCTTTATCACCATTTATTGGTAAAGAAAAAGTACCAGTAGAACCAAAACCTCTTAATCTATATGAAGTTGGATATGATGTAGCTTCTAAATAACCATTTATATAAAGTTTTAATACTGGAACTGGTGTTAGTGGTGCTGGTCGTGCACCTCTATCATAAACCCCTATAATATAATACCAATAATTATCTTGTAAAACAGTTGTGCTTTTTGCTGTTGTTATTACAAAAGCTGGAACTTCTGTATTAGATAAAACAACTAATTTATTATCAGTATCTTTATATAATTGTAAATTAACAGTTATAGAACTGACTCTAGCCATAAAAATTTTTTCCGTAGAACTTGTAGTTGTTTTAAACCATCCACCAAATGTATAACTATTAAACTCATCACTACCCGAGTAACCATTAAATTGAATAGCTTGATCTATTCCATTAAAACTAAAAGAACTATTACAAGAATTAAATGGCGGTGAACCGATTAATGTACCATTACCAATACCACTAGTGTCTCCCACATTATTCCATGCTGCTCCTGTACCTGAATATGAAGCAGAAGTTGAATTAACCCAAAAACTTCCATCTATATCATTTACAGTAGCTCTTGGACAACTTGTTGGAGTAGGTGTATTAGTTGGTGTTGGAGTAGGTGTAACAGATGTTGGTGTAACAGTTGGAGTAGGTGTTACAGTATTAGTTGGTGTAATTGTTGGGGTAACGGTATTAGTTGGTGTAACAGTTGGTGTAGGTGTATTAGTAGGTGTAATAGTTGGAGTTGGAGTTGGAGTTGCTGGATACAAAACCTGTGCACTAACCAAATATTCAAAATTATAATCAAGTGTAATTGGTGAAACTGTAAATGTAACTTCTAAAGTTGTTGGTGAATTACCAGTAACTCCTGTAATATATACATCTCTTATTCCCATGTCTCCACCTTGGTCATCTGTTGTATAATCCCTTCTTGTTACATTTATTTGATTATTATCTGATGTTGTTGTTACTAATATTCTAACTATATCTCCATTAGATATAAAAGTTGAATATAGTTTATGATTATTATTATGTATTAATTTTCTTTCTACACTATTAACAAAACATTGAAATTGAGAAACGTTAGTTTCTTGGTTTATTTCATCATATGTAACCAACAACGAACCTGTTGCTGTTAAATATGTATCTTGTTGTGATGGATATACTCTTGCTGTCATATTTTATATTTTAACATTGTTCTGTTGCCAATCCTGTTATTATTCCTGAACTACTATTAATAGCCCATGTTGCACCATTAATTTGTACGAAGTTGTATCCTGTTAATGGATTAGGGAATGTATCTACATAAACATAACATCCAATACCAAATGAGAAACTATTACAATCTGAATAGAAGGTTCTATTATTTGCTGCATCAGCACAAGTTGATGATTCAGTAGCACCTCTACCACATCCTGTATATGTTGTTAAAGATGATGGTGTAGGAGTTGGTGTAGGAGTTGGTGTACCTGTTGCAGTAGGAGTTGGTGTTAATCCTGATGTAACAGTTGGTGTAGGTGTAACCGTATTAGTTGGTGTAACAGTTGGTGTTACCGTTTTAGTAGGTGTAATTGTTGGAGTAGGAGTTGG